CAATAACAAGTTGTGGAATTCTGGCATTGAAGCCAACAAAGAAATCGTTCGTAAGCAAAAACGTAAGTTGAATTACATTGCTAACGTGTATATCGTTTCTGATCCTAAGCATCCAGAAAATGAAGGACAAGTTAAGTTGTTCAAGTTCGGTGCTAAGATTTTTGAGAAGATTACAGGTGCAATGAATCCTGCTTTTGAAGATGAAACAGCAATCAATCCATTTGACCTGTGGACTGGTGCTAACTTCAAGTTGCGTATCACTAAGGTTGCTGGCTATCAGAACTATGACAAGTCTGAATTCGCCGCTTCATCCGCTTTGTTGGATGATGACGATGAATTGGAAAAGATTTGGAAGTCAGAACACTCTCTTGCAGAGTTGGTTGCAGAAAAAGAATTCAAGTCTTATGATGACTTGAAGGCTCGCCTTGAAAAGGTTCTAGGTTTGAATGGTGATACACCAATGCCTAAGACCACAGTAGAGACATTGAAGTCTGCACCTAAGAAACCAGTTCAGGAAGAACCTGAGTTGGTTACTGATGATGATGACGATTTGGCCTACTTCAGCAAGTTGGCTGACGAGTAAGATGAAGACCCCGCCTAGTGCGGGGTTTTTTATACCTGCCTTGCAAGTTTCTTAAAGATGTTTTGTAAGGTTGGGTCATCCGTTCTGACGGTAACGGAACTATCCATAGACACAGCGGGAGCAGAAGAACCGCCACCTGCATTGATAGATTTTGAATTGTCTATCGTAACAACCTGTGGTGCGCTAGGTTCTAAATTCATATCATTGTTCTGAATGATAGCAGATTGCACTCTCGCACCAGTTCCGCTTGGTTCTGGTGGTGCGGAGGTTGCAGTTGAAGGTGCTCCAGGTGATGCCGATGCGGGTTTAGATTCTGCCGGTACTGCCGTTTGTTGTGCCGCTGATGCAACAGGTGTGGCCGTTTTCTCCAATGATTTGTCGGCAAAATCGTTTGCCTCTTTTAGTAAGGATTCTGGTGCTTCTTTACCATTCTTATCTTCAAATGTTACACCACCAGTTTCATATCCCAAAAAGGTTTTCTTAAACTTTTTGTAACCTTTCTTATTCATGTAAGCGGTAACAAGACCTTGCTTTTCTTTTACTGCGGCATCATATTCTTCTTTTGCTTTTTTTTGGTCTTCTGATTCGGTTCCAGATTCATTCAAAGCATCATTTGCGGCACGCTGTTTCTGTAATGCTGCAACCGCTTTCTTACCACCCAGTTCTTGTGCTTTATCTTCTTCTGATTTTCCTAACAAATTACCTAGTGCTTTACCTGCAAAAATGGCAGCGGCAAGACCACCTGCAACCAATGCGGCAATCAATGCTTCAGGACCGGTCAATAGTGCAAACAACCATTTTGCACCAGAAGAAAGTAATCTAAAGACAGGACCCTTTAAGAAGTTGAATAGTGATTCAAAGATGCCACCAGAAAAGAAATCTTTAATTTTCTTTAACATTCCACCAAACATGTTTTCAACAAAGTCTTCAACCATTTTGATGATGCCATCAAGAAAACCACCACCATCTTTTTTCTGAACAGTTACAGTAGTTGTTTTACCACTAAAACCACCCAATGCTTTAATCAATTCTTCATGCCACTTACTACGTTGTTTTTCTTTACCAAGGTTCTCAGCATGTTCAACTTCGTGTTGTGTTTTTTGGTCTTCAATGTTTGATTTAATAAGATTGTAAACTTTGGACATTACATCAGCAAGACCATCACCACGCTTCAGTTTTCTACGGTCACCTTCAGCAACTTTGGTCACCAATGGATTCATTTTTGCTTCAACAGGTTTTGCTTTGATTCTTGTGCCAGTAAAATAAGAAATGTCTTCATTGCTACGACCAGTCAATCTACCCAATGCATAAGCACCAAGGCGACCACCAACAGCTTTACCGATGTTTAATGGGTCAAACTTTTCTTTGATGCGTGTAAACTTAGCAACAGTTTTGTCTGAAATGGAAGATTTAATGGAACGACCAACTCCCTCACCTGATACAATTCTATCCACAATAAGTGAGCCAAGGCCTTTGTTTTTAAGGCCTCTTGCTCTTTGATAAGACATTTTATTACTTGCCATGTTATGTACCTAATATTGCTGGTTTTTCTGATGGTGTTGAGGTGCTAATTACTTGTTTTTGTGGTGTTGAACCTGTTACCACGTTAGTTTGTGTATTATTTACTACAACTGTTGTTTGTTTAGATGGTGTCTTCAAGTCTTTATTTTCAACAGAATCTGAATTCACTTTTGATCCAGGTATAGGTGGTGCAGTAACATCACTTGCGCTATCTTTTTTACCTTGTCTCAATAAAGCAACAACTTCAGGACCTCTAGACTTAACTTGCTTATACCAATCACTCCCTTCTAAGTTTCTAGCAGCACCTTCTATATCTCCTGCTTCTAGTTGTTTGACAAGCATAGGCCATTTTTTATACCAACTTGGTCCCATGTTGAATGTTAAATCAATCAATGCAGTTTGACCTTTTTCATTTAGATTGTTAAAACCAGGAATTTTCTCGGCAGCCCTTTTATGTTCTTTGAAATCTTCTTCATACAATGCTTGAATTTCTTCTCTTGAGAATTCACGGTCAAACTCTTTAGGTAAACTCTTACCATCACCAATAAGGTGACCAACACCAACAGTCCATAAACCTTTGCTGTCTTTATATGGTCTAGTCTTGAATCCCTCATGTTTCAAGATAGTATTTTTTGCTAACTCATAACCTGCAACACCAACAGCACCGGCAGCAGCAACTTTAACCGCTGTTTTTGCAACACTAGGTGTAGTTTTTACTGGTGCTGCTGTTGGAGCCTCTTTTACAGGTGGAGCCTCTTTTACAGCTGGAATTTCTTTTTTAGGTGGTGGAGCCTCTTTTACCGGCGGAATTTCCTTTTTAGGTGGAGCTTCCTTTACTGGCGGAGCCTCCTTTGCAGGTGGAATTTCCTTTTTAGGCGGAGCTTCCTTTATTGGTGGAGCCTCTTTTGCAGGTGCAGGAGCTGGCGCCTTTTCAGGTTCCTTCTTGATGAATCTGCCCTTCTCATCACGTGCAGGCAATTCTTTCTTAGGTTTAGCCTTTGGAACTTTTGGTTGTTGTGCTTTCTTTATAGCATCCATCAACTCTTTATGTTCACGCTGTTCTCTTTCCCATTTTTCTTCTTCAAAGTTTTTAGACAACTCTTTTCTAGTTCTTTGTTCTTCTATGTCTTGTTGTATAACAGCATAAATTTTAGAACCAATATTGGCTGCATTATCACCTTTACGCAATCTTGGTTTGCTTGCAGAAACGGCATCAGCATAGAAATCGGAATTTACATTGCCTAGTTTACTTGCTGTTCTAGGAGTTATTGATTGTTCTGTAGTAGTTTTCTTACGCTTGCGTTTGGTTAAACCCTTAAGAATATCTTCGGGGTCCATTGCAGCCTTCTTGGCCAATATATCAACAATTTGTTTGTCTAATTCGGCACGGCGTTCCTCAAGAGACTTTGTTGTTGCTCTTAATTCACCGATAACCGAATCTAATTGTGACTTGTTACTCATCTACGTTCCATGTTTCTTTGTTTTATCTTCTCATTTTCTTCTTCAATATACTGAGCAAGCATAGTAACGTAAACTTCACGCTCCCAAGGTATCATACCTTCAAGTTCCGACAAACTGTATTTGTGGTGTTGCATCAATGCAAAGTTTGTCGTATAATAATTTCTTAATGTATCATGACGAAATGTTACCCGAAAAAATTTTCTAACCCTTCCACCTCAATCGTATGGTGAAAACCACACTTACCACAATCCATTTCAAGGGTCTTATTCAATGTAGGTAGGTTGTCAAAGAATTCTTCAATCTTTGCAAATTGGTCTGTATTTAAAGATTCAATGAATTCAACCAGTTCTTCTTTTGCAACTTCATTTGCATAGTAGAATTGCTCACCATCAAAAATGTGAACAATACTGCTTACAATCATTTCAAATGCCATATCAGTTGCAGTTTCAATTTGTGCTGAAGCATTCAATACTGAAAACTTCGGATAACTTAGTTTAATACTAATCTTATCGGTCAATTGAATCTCATCTTTAACATCACTTTGGTTAACTTTGATTTCCAACAAGTTGAATTTGTTTTCCATCAAATGACCACATGGAGCACCGTTAACAATGTTCTCACAGCGATATTTGTTTTCAACAACTTCACCAACAGAACGAGCCCTTAGTTGAATGAAATAGTATTCAATATCAAGAATAGGTAAAGAATCAATGTCTACATTCTCTGTCAAGGTACAGTTATGCAAAACTTGTTTGATGTTCTTTTGTATAGTATCTTTATCATCCGATTCCATTGCCATCATAAGATTACGTTGTTCTTTGACCAAGAAAGGTCTAAAACGAATGTTCTTTTTTGATAGTGGTAAAGTCAATTCATAGATTGGTGTGTCAATTTTAGGTAAAGCCATTATATCTCC